TATTAACAAGCTCTACTGCACGAAATATCATAGCTGCACGACACTTGTTGATAAACGCATTGTCACCTGCCAATACTGCTTGGTCTGCAAATGTTCCAGCCACGTTAATTTCTCCTTTGTCGGTACTGATTCATAAAAACAGGTATTGACCCTCCTGCCGCTATATCTCTCACTCTGATAATACAGCCGCCTCCTGTTTGAGCAGCCGATAGCGTCCAAGCAAGTACAGGAGCAGCAGTTCCAGCTCCAGCAGTGCAAGCTGCATAACAAGCAGAAGCCTCAAGGTCATTGCCTCCAGTAGTAGACCCCTCTGCTGCGGGCGCTTCTGTTGCGCTTCCTATAGTTGCGCTAGCAGCAGAAATAACAGGGGAAGCAAAAGTGGCATCATTACCAGCAATACCTGAAAACCCTAATAGCAAATCACCAGAAGTTATTCCAGGGTCGGCATCCATTGTTATGGAGAGGGCAGTACCGCTAGTTGTATCACCTCCTTTACATGCTGCTATGTCAAAGGCAGCAAGTGTTTTCCGCACTGTATGAATAACATTTAATGCTACATTAATAGTACCACTCCAGTTTACTGCTGGCGCAGCATCACCAGATTGCCAATCTCGATACCATACTTCCCATTTAACGGAGCCAAGGTCAACACTGGAAGCAGTTGTACCATTGGTTCCACACGCAGCATCTAATCTAGTCCACCCTGATATAGCATCAAAAGTAGCATCATAAGGTTTAGCAACACAAAATAAAAACATCCTATCACCAGCAGCAGTTCCAGAAGGAATGGCAGGATCATTGAGAGAAACTGTCCATACTGCAGATGCTGCTACAAAAGTGGCTGCCACGTCATCATCCCCCAAGATTTGCGTGCTTTTGTTCTGCCCACAATCATGCCGCCATCTTGTTAATCATCGCTTCCCCGGCCACCTGCTGCATACCAGCGGCCTGCGCCTTTTGCTGCTGTTCCTGTTGAACTTTCTTGCGGGTGTCGCGCAACGAATCAACTTGCTTCTGTGTCCGTATTACGCTCTTCGGCACGCCGAGGAAATCGCTGCGTTCGCGCGCCGCTGCCTCGAAATCGTACACATCCAGCACACCAGGGTCGGCCTGCGCCTCGGCAAGCAGCGTGGTCTCAAGCCTGTCCATCGCAGTCACGTCTTCCAGCCGCTGCGCACGCGCCAGCGGCGAGATGTACTTCACGGTGAACACTCGGCCTTGCAATGACGGCGGCGCCTCGCCGAGCACTCCTGCGCGATAGGCCAGCCCGAAGCAGCGCGTAATCAGCGGCTGCAAATACTCGGCTTGCAATCGTCCGTAAATGGGGCCGAGCAGTTGACGTATCAGCGCAACACGCACATGGATTTCGGTCGCGGTCATCGCCGGGCCACCCTGCGGCTGTAGTTGGTCGGCCAGCAGTATTTTGCGGATGGCGGACTGCAGACGATCCTCAGCAGAGAAGGTCACATTGAAATCTGCGCCCGATTTCAATTCCTGCATCGAGTCGATGCTGTTCATCACGATTATTTTGCGCGGGCCGAGCTTGATTGAGGTCGGATTGAGCACGCCATCATCGACGGCCTTGTACATTCCGGCTGCGGCGATATCCAGCGCGAGCAACTCCATCGCCTTGATGTCGTTTATGGTGCGGATTGAACCCAGCGCAGACGACATCGGGCCGGTCGCATACGACGTGCCGGGCGTGAGCATCCAGCGCGGGACAACACAGGGGAATTCGTGATAGCCGGATTCACGAAGCAGGTGATTGTTGTTGATCTCTACATGGCACGACTCGAATGGCAAGTTCTTGGCCATTCGCCCGCCGACCGCATAAATCTTGCGCGGATAGATCGCGTGGCAAATCTTGACCTTCTCGTCGAATTTCTCGTTCTTGAATTTGTTGCGCACATCATCCGACACGTTGTCGATACCGTACTCGGTGACAAGTTGTTCGACGGTCGGTTCGTCTTCGCGGAAGATGGTGTCAACCAGCCCGCCGCGCTTCGATGCGGATATGAAGCATTGCGCGATTGGCCATTGCTCGAACTGATAGCCGCCTTCGGGATTCTCGTCCACGTACAACACAAACCATCCGGCCGGCACGATGTCGATGCAACACTCGTATGCTGCAGCATCGAAATTCGCGGAGTGGATGTTGGCAAAAATGGTGCGCGACGCATCATCCAGCCAGCGATCCTCGTCGTCCTGTTCGCTGTTCTTGTCGTCCTGTTCGTTGCCGGAGTCGAGTCCGAACCAGATCGAGTTCGCCGGTGTCGTGCCGCTCACCAGTCCCGCACTCAGGATGCGCGCACTATCGGCCGCAGTGTCATCGAGGATGCGGTTCTTCTTGGTCTGCGCGGACTGCGGCGTGAGTTCGGAACTCATCAGTCCGGTGCCACGCTCGGGGAACGAGTAATCGAAACACTCTTGCCATGCCTGCTCGTGCGGCTGACGCAACGAGCGCAGCGAACTCAGCCGGCGGACGATTGCTTTCGGATCTGCCATTACGCGCCGCCACTGCCCAGCACGTTCGATGAGCTAGAATTTCCGCTGGCCAGAATGTTCATGCCAGCCTCGGTTGACAGCAACCCCTTTTGCGCGCGCTTGCGGCGAGCCTGGGCAAGTAAGTCCTGGTTAGCCTTGGCGGTTGCCTCCTGCTCTACCTTGCGGCGCGCAGACTCGGCTGCGGACTGTGCAGCCTGTGCTTCCGCAGCCGGATCATCCCCTGGCTCGGGGGCGCCGTGCCGCTCGCCGGTCTCAGCGTCCCACCCGGTTTTATCCCGCACCCAGTCGGTGTTTTTTTTGATGATCTTCCGAGTGATCGGATCGGCCATATTGCTGCCGAAGTTGTGAATATCTGCTGCCAAACTGCCACACATCGCGTTACCTCGGGGCGTTGCGATGCGTGCCGTACTCGGGCGGAACCAGCCAGCCCTGCTTCGTCAGCACCGGATTTTTCAGCGTGGCCAAGTCGATGCTCTTCTGATCGGGCAGGTCGGCATCTGCGCTTGCGTTCCGAACTTTTGGCTTGCCGGCAGCCGCGAGTTGCCGCATCAGATCGGCATTCTGTGCGAGCAATGCGTTCAACTGCTCCTGTGTGACGGGTGAGCCTGGGCTGTGTTCATTGCTCCCGCCATCCGCGGCGCTCGATGTTTCACCTGGAATGTGTACGCCTGATTTGGCCACGATTGCGCTCCTTGCTGGTTGGTTGATGGATAAAAGTTTTTCAAATAGTGCAGGTCGAATGGTGTTCCCGTTTGGCAACAAGATATGCTGCATGCGCAGATTCGGCATCATCGAAATAGCCAATATGCACCCTTTTCCCTGAAACATTTATTTGCGCTGAAAACTGTCCGCACCGTTTATTGAAAGATGCACCGAGCAACCCCGAAGATAGGTTGTTAGCCTGCGCTTTAATTCGATTCTGCCCATTCCCAACCGGCGTTACATCGCGCAGATTTGCGATTCTGTTATCAACCCTGTTGTGATTTCTGTGATCTATTTGGAACTCAGGCCATGTGCCGTGAACATATAGCCAAGCAAGCCGCTGCGATGAGTAGTTTTTTCCATAAATTTGAATTTGACCGTAGCCATAATTATTTACAGAGCCAGCGATATCCCCAATGTGAATACAATTTGCAGGGCGCGTCTTCCAAACAAAAACGCCGGTCAGCGGGTCGTAATCCAGCAATTCTTTAAGCTTAGTTTGAGTCAGTTTTTGCATTTCCACTCCTAGCACAAATGAGAGTGTCGGTTAATCCGATGCACAGTTTCCTGACTATTTCCGGTAACCTGTGACCACAGAGCGATCAACCGCTCGCCATCCTCGTAGCGCGGACGCGCTCCATCGCGCCAGCCCCGCACGGTATTTGTTGCAACGCTGGTAACGGCGGCGATGGTGCGGTGCGAATACCCGCGATTGCACAGATCGACGATTACGCGGAACCAGTCGATTTTTTCGTCGTGGGCAGCGGTCATCGGTTAGAACGGCCTCGCTTCAACAGTGCGCGGAATTTTAAAATCATCAATCGGAATTACCATCTGCTCGATCTTCGGCACAACCTGCTCGATGCTGATCGAGATCGCCCCATCCTTCACCGGCTCACCGATGCGCGCATGTATCTCCACGATCTGCCGGTCATCGACCCATGCAACGCCGTTCATCGCATCACCGAGCACCTTGAGCACGTTGTCCAGGTCACAACGTACCTTGCTGGCCACGCCCTTGACCGTGAGCTTCGGATGCAGCACGTAGGACACAACCACGCACAGATCGGTCACACGCACACCAGCGGCCTTCGCTACCCATGCCGCATGTAGCTTGTACGCTTTGGCCTCCGCGCTGACGTAGGTCATTGCAACACTGCCAACGACGCGAGTGCGCCAGTACAAATTCGCGCTGATTGGGTAGGGAAGCGTGAGCGTAATCACGGCAGAATAATCCTCGGCTC